GGAGGCGGCTATAGTGAATGCAGTATCTGCGCCTGTAGCAGTGCCTCAACAGCAGACCATGATGCAGCCGCAAATGATGCAACAGCCCATGATGCAACAGCCCATGATGCAACAGCCCATGATGCAACAGCCTATGATGCAGCCGCAAATGATGCAACAGCCCATGATGCAGCAGCCTATGATGCAACAGCCCATGATGCAGCCGCAAATGATGCAACAGCCTATGATGCAGCCGCAAATGATGCAGCAGCCCATGATGCAGCCTATGATGCAGCCTATGATGATGCCTCAGCAACAGATGATGCAGCCCATGCCCATGGCTGCTGCAGCCGGTGGCAAACGTAGACGCTATCGTAGAAAGACACGCAAAGGCCACAAAGCACGCAAGGCTCGCAAAAGCCGCCGTACAAATTTGAAAGCCTAAGGGTGGGTATTGATATACTAGTAGAAATATCATTGAATCATGGCTGACCAATATAAGAAGCACACTCATCGCGAGCATATCCTTGAACTTCCTGATACGTATATCGGAAGCACAGAGACAGTTGATGAGACTCGTTGGGTCTATGATGATGCATCCAAGAAGATGGTACACCGCACCCTGCGCTTCAACCCTGGACTTTACAAGATTTTCGATGAAGTCGTAGTCAATGCCCGAGATGCTCTTGTTCGTAGTACAACGGAGAAGGGTAAGACGCCCATCAAGCATATCGATATCTCCTGTGGACTTGTAGAGGGTGTCTTTACTGTGACAGTTGAAAACGACGGTGATGGCATTCCCATTGAGATGCATGCAACTGAGAAGGTTTATGCTCCTGAACTCATCTTTGGACATTTGCTAACTTCAGGCAACTACAACAAGGAGGAGGAGAAGATTGTTGGTGGCAAGAACGGCTATGGTGCAAAGTTGGCGAACATCTTCAGTACCAAGTTTAGTGTCAGCACACGCAGCCCTGCCTATGAGTCGACCTATACGCAGACCTGGCGTAAGAACATGAGCGTCTGCGAGAAGGCTTCAATTAAGAAGGCGAAGGCGACGAAGGGCTTTGTCAACGTGACCTTCTGTCCTGATCTGGCCCGTTTCCATGGTATTAGTGAAGCGGGCGGCACGGACATCATCGATGATATGAAGACAGTTCTTCACACTCGCGCAATTGAAGTCGCTGCCATGGCTGGAAAGGATGTGAAGGTAGCCTACAATGGCACCGTTGTCGAGACAAACACCTTTGAGAAGTTTGTCCGCCTCTTCCTGCGCGATAATGCATCCGTTGCCTATGAGCGCTGTGGCCCCCGTTGGGAGGTTGCAGCCGTCATTACTCGTACGCTCTTCAGTGATGATCAGGGTACGCCTGAGGATCGCCATATCAGTTTCGCAAACGGTATCAACACTCGCAAGGGTGGAAAGCACGTTGACTCTGTTCAGCGACACCTGCTGAGCGACATCTGTGAACTTGCGGCTAAGAAGCGCAAACTCGACATCAAGCCTGCGCAACTGAAGGATGCGGTGACTCTCTTCGTAAACGCAACCATTGTGAATCCCTCCTTTGATTCACAGACAAAGGAGACGCTCACCACGCCTGCTGGCAAGTTTGGCAGCACGCCGACCTATGGTGGTAAGCTGACCGATGGACTTGTCAAGGCCGGTGTTCTCGATGAGGCACAGGCTATTCTCGATGCGAAACTCGCACGTGATGCCAAGAAGACCGATGGAGCCAAGAAGCGCACACTCCGTGGTCTGCCGAAGTTGGAGGATGCTCTCTGGGCTGGCACGAACAAGTCAGCCGAATGCACCTTGATTCTTACGGAGGGAGATTCAGCCGCGACCAGTGCCATTACGGGTCTCAAGGTGGTGGGCCGTGAAAAGTGGGGCGTCTTTCCACTCAAGGGTAAGATGCTCAACGTCAAGGACATCTCTATGGATAAGTTCAACAAGAACGAGGAACTCACCTCAATTAAGAAGATTCTGGGCCTGGAGCAAGGCAAGAAGTATACAAGCATGAAGGAACTGCGTTATGGTCGCGTCATGGTGATGGCAGACCAAGATGATGACGGCTCTCACATCAAGGGCCTTCTCATGAACCTGTTTCATACCGAGTGGCAGGAACTCATGAAACTCGGATTCATCTGTTCTCTCGCAACTCCACTGCTCAAGGCGAGCAAGCGCGGTGAAGTGCGCTCCTTCTATAATCAGACCGAGTTTGACTCTTGGAAAGAGAGTCAGGGTGATGCAAGTCTCAAGGGCTGGACTCTGAAGTATTATAAGGGTCTAGGCACATCTACGCCCGCGGAGGCTCGTGAGTGGTTCGAGAATCTTCACGAGATTAAGTACACATGGGACCAGGAGTCAGATGACTCTTTCTCTCTCGCTTTCAGCAAGAAGCGTGCAGATGACCGTAAGCGCTGGTTGGCTACCTACGACCCCAAGCGTGTTCTCCAGATTACTGGAGGTGTTCAGATTCCCTACACGAAGTTCATTAATGATGAACTCATTCATTTCAGCAATGCCGATAACATCCGTAGTTTGCCGCATCTAATGGATGGCCTCAAGCCCTCGCAGCGTAAGATTCTGTTCGGCTGTTTCAAGCGTGGCCTCAAGGCGGAGGTGCGCGTTGCACAGTTGGCAGGATATGTTTCAGAGCATGCTGCCTATCATCATGGCGAGGCTTCTCTCACCTCGACGATTGTAGGCATGGCGCAGACCTTCGTTGGTTCAAATAATATCAACCTGCTGACTCCTGTAGGACAGTTTGGTTCTCGACTCATGGGCGGCAAGGATGCAGCGTCTGCCAGGTATATTCATACGCATATGGAGCCCATTATGGATACGCTGTTCCGCAAGGAGGATCAGGCAATTCTCAATCATATTGATGATGATGGCCTCATTGTAGAGCCTGAGACCTATCTGCCGGTTGTTCCGCTTCTTGCAATTAATGGATGTGTAGGCATCGGTACTGGATTCAGCACGGATATTCCCCCACACAATCCTGATGAGGTCATTGCACTGATGCGTGAGCGTCTGGCTGGAACGCGTGAGACTCTGGAGGGACTTGAATTGAAGCCGTGGTGGTTCGGTTTCCGTGGCGCTGTTGCAAAGACAGCAGATGCCACTTATGTCACTCGTGGCCTCTATACCTTCGATGATTCCAAGCGTGCAGTGACGATTGATGAACTGCCTGTTGGTGTATGGACGAAGGACTACAAGGTGTTCCTCGATGAGATGCTCACGGCTGAGCCGAAGGAGGGGGCTAAGCAGGTACTCAAGAGTTTTGATGACCTCTATAACGACGTAGAGGTGAAGTTCGTACTCTATCTGGATGCCGATTACTATGAGGATGCAAAGGCGGATAGTGATGACTTTGAGAAGCGATTCAAGTTGTCGAGCAGTTGGAAGACATCCAATATGGTCTGCTTTGATAGTTCTCTTCAGATCTGTCGCTACACGACGATTGGCGACCTTCTGGAGGCGTACTTTGACCCGAGGCTTGGTGCCTATGAGACGCGCCGTCATAAGGAGATGGAGCGGTTGGCCGCGGAGGTCCGTGAAGCCGATGCAAAGGCGCGGTTCCTTCGTGCAGTCCTTGAGGATTCTATGGAACTCAGGCGTGCCAGTGATGAGGAGATCGTTGCTGCGATGCAGGATCATGAACTCCCTCCACTCTCTGCACCTGATACTCCTGATTCTGTAGATGCATATGAGTATCTCCTGCGGATGCGGATGGACCGTGTGAAGGCATCTGCAGTGAAGGAGCAGGAGGATGCTGTTGCACGGGCTCAGGATCTGCTGAATAAACTTGAGGCTACGACGGCATCTGAACTCTGGCTTGAGGATCTGCTGGCTTTCGAGCAAAGCTGGCAGAAGCACAAGGTGGCCCGTGGTTCAGAGAAGAAGACCGTAGTTGTTAAGAAGAAGGCTGCGGGTCGTTAGACATACAAATGTGCTACATAAACTGACCCAGCGGTAGTGTACGAGTCCCTGCACGGCTCAGATTTGGTGGCTGTGCTAAAGGAACCGGAAGATGACTGATATCATCAATATAATATACATAATGGTCTACTGCACTGAGTACGTGCGGAACCGACCAATCAAGTACTTTTTGATTGAGATCGGCAATTTGACCGGCAACATCTGTAGATAAGTTGCGACTGTACTGGTAATAGATTCCTCTCATAATCATTTTTAATTCATCTACAGACTGATCATCAATGACATAACCCTTAGGTTGACTCCGATTGAATACTTCGCGCCGAATACCATTTTGAATAACTTTCATATTTTCTGCGGAAAAGAAGTGTTTACTTACAGGTGTTGTTTCCCAGTTACCACGAAGCATATCTGTCTCAAAATTCTGCTCGCTGGTCGTTTGGTATTTATATCCTGGAAAGTCGGAGGGCGCTGAGCCACCGGCAGAACTCTTCGGGTCCATATTCACTCGTCCATTTTGCCCACTGCGGTTGTATGTTGTTAAGGGTAATTCAAAATCCGGTGGATTTGCCCTTGACATTCTTCTACCTTGGGGTTTTTTTTCTATTCTGTAAATATAACAAATGAGCTATCCTGGTGTAAGTGGTGTTAAGCAGAATAGTCGTGACCTCGGTTACTTCATGCCCGTCTCTTCCCTACAGGGCATCGTGTATGCGATCACCTACGGCAGCGGTGCGGGTGGTTCATATGTGGCGAGTTCCATGCCGTCCCCTGTAGTGTGGTGCCAGGCTAGTCTTGCACCGTACGCGACAACTGGCAATCCCTACCTCTCCTCAATCAACGGTGCCGGTGCGGGTATCCTGAAGGATATGGGCAGGACGGTAGTCTCTGCGGGCCGTACCTTCCGTAGGGTGCAGCTCGTTGTGAATAGCAGCCAGCGCAACGGTGCAAACTTTGCGCTCTCTACGAACGGTGTTGCCGGCCAGAACACCTACCAGGCGGCAGGCAACTCAGGTACCGCCGTTCAGGACTTCCTCACCGGCTTCATCGAGTTCGGCTTTGAGGGTACGGGTCCGTCGGCTCCGGTTGTCCAGTATGGCCGTTAAATAGTTTCATATGGATATTTTTAATCTCTGTTATGAAAACTAAAATTCTTCCGGCTTCGTTTTTTTTCTAAAGGTCTAATATAAAATGACATCTCTTCTCACTGGAGTTAAGCAGACGAGTCCGGACCTCGGTTATTTCATGCCCGTTTCTTCCCTGCAGGGCATTGTGTATGCGATCACTGCTGGCAGCAGTGCGGGTGGATCTTACCAACAGGCCGGCTTCAACTTTGCGGGCACGGGGACGGTGCAGCAGGCGTACTGGGGTCTTCTAGGTGCGCAGTCGGTGAACGGCGTTGCGAGCCCGTATGCTAGCAACGGCAACCCTTACCTCTCCTCCATCAACGGTGCGGGTACGGGTCTCCTTAAGGATATGGGTAAGACGGTGATCTCCGCGGGTCGTACCTTCCGCAAGGTGCAGCTCGTTGTGAACGCTGCTCGCTCAGGTGGCACGAACTATGCGCTCTCCACCAACGGTGTTGCGGGCCAGATTAACACGACGCCTGTCCAGGACTTCCTCACGGGCTACATCGAGCTCGGCTTCGATGGCACGGGCCCGTCTGCGCCTGTCGTCCCGTACGGCCGCTAAACAGTATACCTTTTCACACGGCTATTTTTTTATCCACTGTGAAAAATAGGATGGACCTTGGGATTGATTTCAGTCTACTCATTTACATATTGGTTGGCGCGCTTGTGGGTCTAGGCGTACCCTATTATTTCTTACAATCAGGCAAATTCTATGCAGGTGCAGGCTTCTTACTTGCGGCTCTTGCAACTCTGATCTTCTTTGGACTCCGTTGGTTCAGCGGGCTTCGTCTGAATACGACTTTCTTTGGAGCCACATCGACTACACAGAGTTGGCCCCCCCAGATTAACTATTGTCCGGATTTCCTCAGTTTGAAACAAGTGGGTGCAAACTACTATTGCGTAGATGCAATGGGTGTGAGCAAACTCACTCGTTTCACTGACTCAAGTGTTGTGGATACTGCTCGTACTGGAAACTATCTCCCACTGACCCAGACAAATACGGCGACTCTCTACCAGCCGTTATTAATGGCGTCAGGACTCAGATGGGAGGGCATTTATGACGGTGTTTCGGCGGCGAATATCAAGCCTCCTTTTCCGAGTTTCTAAGTGGTCTAAGAGGAACCCTAGAGATAGTCTAGAATGCAGATAAATGATGTATGTCTACATCCCGACCTAGAAGCAAAGCTTCATGCCTGGATTGAGAAACGCCCAACTGCGGCTGCTCTACTATATGGAGCCCCTGGAGTTGGTAAAACAACACTCACCTATCGACTTTTTCATGCAAATGGGCTCAAAGTTGTCGAATTTAATGCGAGTCACACACGCTCGGGTACGTCCTTTCGTAAGACAATTCTGCCGTTACTTTGTCAAGGCGGTGTACTTGAACAGATGAGTACTGGAAAGAAGGGGGGTATTGGTGTTCTACTAGATGAAATTGATGGCCTGAGTTCAGGTGAAAAGGGCGGTTTATCTGAACTAACCACCTATCTGCGAGGATGGACACAGGCGAATCCTGGAAATCCATTGATTTTGATTAGTAATAGTCTTGAAAACAGGTCGCTCCTGCAAATCTCAAAACTCTGTACAACCTTTGAAGTGGGTCCTGCTCCACGTGGAATTGTAGAGAAGTGGCTTCAGTGTTCTCTGCCGCCGAGTTGGGAGAAGGGGAGTGAACTATCAGGAGATCTCCGTGCACTGAAACGTTATGTGGCCGGCCTTGAAGAGGAGACTGAACTCAGTGATTATCCTGAAGGAGTTTTGCCAATAGCATGGTGGTGTCTCTGGAATCCGTGGCACAGTTGGATTGAACTTGATATCGAAAATAACGAGGGCAATCTAGCAGGACTTGTTGCGGCTGAGAATCTACCTGAACGACTCTTTGCCACTGGACGCGACCGCGAGGAACTCTGGAAGACATATGTGGAACTTTTTGATTCACTTGCTGAATCGGATCGTGCAGATTATTGGGCATTCTTCTATCAGTGTTGGAATCTACTGCCGTTTTCTCATGCACTCAAGTTGAAAAACTTGGGACTTCACTTAACGGAGCGATATCCTGCGGCTGCGGATGCAGTTGTGCCTGAGGCAAGTGGCTTGCGGTATACATCTGTCTTGACCCGGCAGTCTGGAATGTTCAATGCATGGAAACTTTTGTGTGAACTCTCAGATTCACGCGACTTGCCAATTCGACTAAGTTCTATGGGAGCCGATCTGGAGTTACTTCTAGGAGAAGGTCTCAAGATTGACAGAAAGCGGCGATTGAATAATTTACGATTTAATATGGCGACTGCGGATACACTGTTGCAGGGACGGCCTGTTTAACTTCTAACTTCCCCCGCAAGGGGGTTTGGTAAGGAGTTTTCAACTCCGAACCTCCCTGTGAAGCAGGCTAGTGCGCAGGTTTAACTGCGCACTTCGTCAGGATGCACCAATTTTACAAAATTCAACGGAGTTGTCCGCCCCATTCTGTACGCCCGTCCCAGAATCTGCTTCTCCTCCTCCGTTGTCATAGCATGCCATAACACCACATAGGTCGCCGATGTGATATTCAGACCGGCCCCCGCGTGATTTGAGTTCAGTAATAGGACTCGTGATTCTCCACTCTCAAACTTGTGCAGAACACTATTTATTACATCCTTATTTCCCTTTACAGTCTCTACTGTAATCCTCTCCGCCTCGAGTGTCTCTTGCATCATTCTAAACGGATTTTCATAGCGACTAAAAACTAGAAACCGGTCATTCGGCTTCGACCGAATTAAATTTAATAGCGCATCAATCTTCTTGGGCGGAGTGGGTGCGGCTTGAGCCACTGGCCTGACTACAGCAACCTTCTCCGAAACACCCTGTAGAGCAGCCACTTGTATAGGTGACCTACACATAGGACATCCTTGAATACGACTCAGACTCATGAGAATACAGCCGCCGCAGAAGATTCGAGAACAACATGGTGTCAGAACAGCATCATTCGGTTCATCGAAACAGATTGCACAAATCTCCTTTTTATAGTTTTCAATGCGCTGCTTGATACTCTCAATCTGCTCCTTGAGGCCATTGATTTTACCTTGTAGATTTGCCAGTGCCTGCTCCTTCACCTGTGGCGATGCGTACTCCTCCTCAGACTTGAAGATATAGAGACGCTCGAGACGCTTGAGTTCCTTCTGCCGATGCTCTGTAACAGCCTGAATGAGATTCATCGGCGAATCTGATGGAACACCGAGGGCAGTGAGTGCCGACGTGATATCTCCTGCATTCAGAAGATTCTGTATATTTGTAGGAATTGCACTTGATAAAATTCTCTGTGCAACAGTCGGCTCACAGAGAATGGTCTCTGTAAACAGTGGAGGAAGTGAAATCGATTCCTGAATAAAGGAGTCACGGCATTTGAGTACAACATGTGAACGAAAGGGATGATGATTTCGTAGGTAGTCGCGTAGATAGAGTCCAGATCGTGATGCATACCGTGAAAAATATCCACGCCCTGTGACAATCGCCTCGGCAAACTGTGCCTGAAAGGATGGATCGTATTGAGTAAACTCTGGATGCTGCATAATACGCTGTACGTGAGCATTTGATAACCAAACTCGTTCATTCTCAAAGACTAAATTTGGCCAAGTTGCTGAAATAAACCAGACAAAATTCCCTTGAGGAAAGGTATGTGTACTCGGAACATAGATACTATCGGCTTCATCCATGTAAATTCGAGAAAAATAGACTTTAGTATGCACCTCCTCTAGAAGTTTGCCCAGCAAGGTATTGCTGACAAGAACAAAATGCGACTCCATCATTTTCTTTACTAAAGTCTTTGAGTCAAGTGAGCGTTTACTGCGTATATAAAAAGCCTCAAGCGTTGTCTGCTTTCTAATGTAGTCTTCCCACTGTCTGAACAGTGTATGCGGTACAACGAGAAGTGCAGGTGAATTGGATAAATCACTATACACGGTTGTTTTAAGACTATAGAGATTGGGCTTTGATTCATTATTTAGAGATTTATAAGAGACTGGAGGTGCACTATTCAGTTTACTTGCAATATGACCGAGAACCATAAGAGACTTACCTACACCCACTGAATCACCGAGAATCGCATAGCGACTAAAGAGTATTTCACCTGAGATATCAAGTCCTTTTTGCAGGGACGTTTCAAGAGTATTCATTTGATAAATAATTGCACGCTGATGAGCGCGAAGGGAGACACGTATACTTGATGGTTGATCAATCATATGTGACTCTGAAGTACATCCATTTACAAATGGTCTATTATATAGATCTGTAAAAACATCTGCGTTATGAATCATTCAACTAAAGAGCGTGTTATATGTAACTTTAGGCATTCGCAAAAAAAGTGCGCACTTCAGGATCCTTAATAAAATCTTTAAGTTTATATGTAGTCTTTGCAATAAATGGATTCTTTCCAACTTCATCACGCATTTTCTTCTTATCAAATGTATTTTCACTGTGGCTCATGACAAGCATCACCTTGAAGGGGTCGAGTTGAATCATCTTATGCTTATAGCCTTCAAGAAAGGACTGCTCCTCTGCATGTGTAACAGTATCATCATAACGATGAGTATTTGAATATGACTTTCGCCACGCCATTGTGCCATTTGTAGCGTGGTTCGGATTATACGGACCGAGTTTATAAATCTCTTTGATATCTGAATAATACATATAGACTTCTGAACTGCCTGCAAGTTGAATATCCTTACTATTTGAAAAACGGGCAACTACATGACTAACGCGCTCAGGCGGATAGTAATCATCGTCATCCATGGCGACAATAATGGAACCAATTGCCTCGTCATTAAGTCGATTCCGCTTTTCGCCAATTGTCAGTTTCTCATCAAGAGGAATATAGCGAATATTAGGAATTCTCTTAGCAGCCTCGCTAATGAGATCCTCTACCTTATCCTGTCCATCATCCAGAATAATCCACTCCATATTCTCCTTCTTGTATGTCTGAGCATCATAGCATTGAATGAGGTATGGAATAAAACGTCTTCTATTGTAAGTCGGTGTAATCACACTTACAATAATAGGGGCCATTTCTAGTAGATATTTGCCATTCGGGTTTAACCTATCGATTTTTGCGCAGCAATGATCGCTTCTGCAGCAGCAGTATAGTCTTCTTTAGCCTTTTGGATTAAAGGAAGATCTTTGTACCAGATGAGTTGTTCAAAAAAGGAGTCCTTTTTCACTTCATCAGGATTGTAGGGATAGACTGGAAATAGATAGGAGCCCATAAAGGGCGGATGATTGGTATAGGAGCGATAGAGATAATAAGGTAGTACTAGAAACCATAAGAGAACAGCATAGATAAAATAGAGAATGCGAATCGACATTGGGCGAACAAGTGAATCACTCGCAACTAATGAGCCAGTGTAGAGACCAATGACTAGATAGAGCATTGTAAAAAGTCCCGAAATGGTCTGATCCCAAATTTTTTGCTTCACACGATCACCACTGAACTGCGATTCCTCTAGTTTCTCCTTTTCGGCTTTAGCAGCGGCGGCCTGCGCCATGAGTTCATTTAAATTACTGCCACTAGATGCCTGACTTGCAGCAGCCTTTTGTTGAATCTCTTGGATCGCAGCGGGCTCATTAAGAATTGAACTGGCACTGTTCACAATGGTGCCAATTTGTGTCTGGAGAATAGACAAAGGAGACGTTACATTCTTGGTATACCAGAGTTGATTTTGGTCGAGCACCTTTTGAAACTGCGCGGCCTTATCTGCGGAGACAAGGTTTTGATTTTGAAGTTGTAGAAGTGTATAGTTCCAGAGTTTTAGCGAATTATAGAATACAATTCGAATCTTATCAGCATTTATCTGTGCAGTCATTGAATCCATTGTGATTTGACTCTGTGCATCAATAGAATCTGAAAGGGCACTCGGATTCTGCTTCAACCATGTCATCCCTGTGTCTACGACCCCCTGCATAAGCGTGGCTCCATCAGGTGTGATAGTACCTGATGCAGAATCAGTTTGAATATTTGTCTGTAACTGTGTAAGCGTCTCTCTATAGGTATCACGAGTCTTTGCAGCATCTTTTTGGTCGGCCGCCTTTTGACGCCGAACATCGGGGTTATACGTAAGATTATCGAACAATTGACTTGCTCCTTGCCCCATCCTATTTATAGAGCATACTTCAGTCCACCCATACCTGACGCGAACTCTACAAAGTTGATGGATTCAACATAGATGGTCAAATCATAAACATAGGTTGTAGTTGGAGGTAGTGTATACGGATTGACCTCCACTTGGAAGACACGAATACGACTGGCATTCAGAGAACCTGAAGGCTGATGATCTGGGCTGTGAAGACAGAAACTGTAAATGGGGAGTATTTCACCAGGGTCACCGCTGGTATACTTATAAGGGACGACCTTTGTAAAGTAATCAATCGGTTTCATCTCCTGAATTTCATTGCCGTCGCAGAGAACTCGTAGACTTTGTATAATCTGTAGTTGTGCAAATTGAATCAGTACACCTGATGAGAAGGCTTGTGTTAGTAAAGGAATTGTTCCAGGTGGAGGTAGATACGGCGTTGAAGGGTAGTTCCACCAATTGGTCCAGTTAGTGAAGTCATTGCGATATTGCATTGTATCTGAACGACGATTTATAAACAGAAGACGTTCAACAGGATTATGCGTTTCAAGATCTAGAATCTGACGTGTATAGAGGGCAGGAAAGGGATACCAACTGACTTGATGTAATAGATAGGAGAGTGGGGTTGATGCGAAGAGATTTCGCTCTTGTTCAGGTAGATAGATATAGGTTGTCTCAATTGTAGGCTGTAGATTCCATGTATTAAGGGCGGGTACAACTGCACCAATATCCGTTAAGAAGGCATTGAGTTGTCCACTAAGGTCAACAATTGTTGTGTAATCCGGAAGATTTGAGCGCAGATTCACGAGGGAAGCAGTAGTCTGAACTCCAGGAGCCACGCGGAATCCTGAAGCATCAAGAACAGTATAGAGTTGATTGATTGGGTTGAGTGTTAACTGAACTTCGCATTCATGGTACTGAAGTCCTACAAGTGGAAGCGCAGAGCCTGTTGCCTGTGTAAACCAGAATGGGAGCGGAACACGAATTGTCTGTCCAAAGAGTGATGGGCGATTCAATTGTGAGCCGAGAGGACGACTTGTGTCGCGAATTACACTCGGATAGCCTGTCTGATTTGTGCCGCCTGCATAAATGCCATTCCCTGGATCGACAAGTTCTGCGACATTCCCCACCAGCCGTTCCCATTTGTAGAATTCATCTGTTTGGCTATCAGCAAGAGCCTTTGCAAGTAGATAGGTACCATCAAACTCCTGAATTTTCTGGCCACCAATGAACACGGCGGCATTTTGAATGAGAGCACATCCAATGTATTTTGACCACTGAAACTCATATTGAAAATTTCGCACTTGCGGAGAGATATATTTGCTATAGATGTCAGGAAGTTGAAACGAGAAATAGAGGTCACTCACTAAATCGGCAACACGAGGAATTTTGAAACGTACTTTAATCGGTTGATCAAAAAAGAGTTGATCGGGACCATCCATTTGCGCAGAGACACTCTCCATTGAAAAGTGTGAATAGCGGCGGAAGACCTTATAAAAGTAGGTCATATCCGGATTTCCACTTAGAATTACATTTTGAGAGCCATAGGCTACAAGTGCTAATAGACCGCCTCCAGTCATTGCTTACCCTTCTATTTCATGAGGCTTTAATATCGGGATTCTAAATCCCACTAGTAAAGTCTTTAAGATACACTATATTTAGCTTGTATACCAGGAATCAACCATGGCATTCTGCAGATAGGAGCCTGCTGACTGTGTGCTGGGCATGTCAATTGTTGAACTCGGTCCCTGGTTAGCATTCGCCTGGATTTCAGCAAAGGAGAGGGCATATCTGTAGTGGTAGAAACGGCTGAGTTGACCAGCCATTGTACCTGTCACCTTATAGTCCTCCTCTACGCCCTGGAGATTGACTACCTTATTTCCAAGTGAAGTATTGCTGTTAAACTTGGATTGGCCAAAGATAATCAGATTCTGGTAGTTCTGGTAAGGGTAAGTCTTCTCCATTGGAATACGTCCCTTCAGATTTCCATTGATATAGACCTCCAGAGTATTTGCACGGAATACAATGGCAACATAGAACCACTTCTGCACAGGTACATTTTGGATGTCCACATAACTGTACCATGACTTGTAGGAGTTCATGAAGATGCGCAGTGTATTCTCATCTGAGCGAACGAATACGGCCGGGCCCAGAAGCGGGAATGGTGTCGAGTAGCCCTTGTAGAAGACATGCTTGAGTCCATCACTTGTGTCAAAGGTCACCGGGTCAATGAACAGGAAGAAACTGTAGGTGAATTCAACGCCTGTAAATTCATTGTCTGACGGAAGCAGCATTTTACTGTTCGGGTCACTGGGGTCTTGGCGAATAACAATTGACTGACTACTCATAATTGTATTCGGCACAATCACTGTCTTTGACATTGAGTACTTGTAGTAGGTCTTTACGAGTGACTCGAAACTGAAGAAAATCAGAAAAACAACTATTCCCGCAATAAGCGCAAGGAGAATCTGCGGGATGAGTCCATTTCCGAATATGAAACTGCCACTACTGGTATTCAGAGGAGCCTCCATCACAATCTACAAACTGTAGATATTCTATACAAAGGAATCGACTTATGAAGACGTTTCATTTGTAAATATAGATATGTCATTTACGTTGATTTTGCCGTTGCAGGTGCAGGGGGCGTAAGTTGACCAAAGAATGACTTGATTGCTGACCATAAATCACCCGATGAGCCGGAAGGACCCGCCATGTAGATACGATAGGTTTCATCCGGAGAAAGTGCGTAGTTGTAGAAGTTGACACCTGACAGGCTTCCATTCCAGTCTGTCTTCACATGAGCACCACCCGTTCCAATATCAGGGTTCAGAAGGAAGAAATAGAGCGGTGTTGATGTAGAGCCATTCACCTGGAACTGTCCCTTGAGCACACAGGAGCGTGAGAGACGGCCATCCATGTAGACATCGCACAGATTGTTGTTCAGTACAATAGTTACATTCACCCAGCGGCCAAACTCCACATTTTGCACATTGCACGGAGAGGCCGTATCACTGTCGGGGCTGGTTGTCATGAAACTATTAAAAACAAAACTCTGGCTACTACCGTCATTTACACGAACATGGAGTGTATTTGTCTTACCACCGAGTGCTACAGTCAGAGTGGAAGCATTATCAGTGGCTGTTCTGCCCAGGTTCAGAATGTGGCGCTTATTGGTGGTATCACTACCAGCACCCGTTACATACATCCAGAAAGATACAGTCATCTCACCACCCGTAAAGATGTACTGTGATAGTTTTATATCATCCTGTGATGTTCCAGGATACTGAATCAGGGTCGTGGGCGAAGCAATCGGGTTACCAACAATCGACGCCTTTGTCTGTGTCTGTGTGATATTGAATAGATAATCATAGAGATAATACATTAGGACACCTGCTACAACAAGTATCACAATACCACCAACAAGTCTACCTAGTGAACCCGCAGGGGATGCAGTGGCGGCAGCGTTCATTCTGTTTGAGCAAGGGTTTTAGTACTCGGATTTCCATACAACGAGAGGATTGCTTGGGCGCACGGAGGGGCCTGAAAAACAATTGCCGGAAGGACATAGATTGAGGTTTAATGAAGGAAAAAGTGAGTCATAAGGCTCTCCCAGTGTATTTGTATTCGCGGAATAATCGGAGGCAACTTCGGATGCAGTCATGGCAGACGTCTTTGAAAGCAGATAGGAGGCTCTACCTGTAAAGGTTCCATTGGATAAAGCAAGTTTTATTGCAGTCGGCTTCGGAACATTCGTTGTTTTAACAGAGGCGGCCAATTGACCATTGTAATACACATCATACTTGGATCCCTCATGAGAGAGTGTAAGCATGACCCACTTCTGTTGAGGGAACGGCGGCAGTGGAAAGGTTTCAATATATGACTTGCCAGTCTGGTTGGTTGTCTGTATACAGAGTTGTGTCTTAGGAAGTCCAGGGCGAGATGCATCAGGAGCCTGTAAGAGTTCAATCCAGAGAGACGTATCGAACTGAAGGAGTTTTGCAAATCCAGGATGGGTGCACATGCTCGTTGAAGTATCACAGATATCGAATGAATCCGTAGTAGAGTTAAAATTTGCAGTGTTTGTAGTGGTATCATAAATTGCCCCAGTACGTGGAAGTGACTGTATATAGTAAAAAATACGGAAACTTGAACTCTGATTTTTCAAGAAATTTGACACATACGTTGCATCATTTGTAACCCAATTTGTTGAGGCTTGATTGGCATCAAGAATCCACGGACCTGGATCAGAACTTTTCGTTATTTTAGGTGTAAAAAATATGCTAAATGCATAAATTGTAAGTATGATGACAAGTGCCGCGATGAACCAGATGATCATCTCTCTATTGAAGAGCAGGAGTTCCTATCCCACGCATTTCACCGGAAGAGACTACACGCTCCACTGTTCCTAAGTTTCGTACGACTACATTGGCAGAATAGCGAGAGGGAACACTAAAAAGAGTGTCCTTGTCTCCACCCATCGGTATCTTTCCTCCAAACGTCGTACTCGCAGCCCATTTACCATTTAAGTAGAGTTCCATGATTGAATCACTGACAACAATACCCACGCGATACGCTACATTCGGTATGATATCTGTAGAGACATGGAGCCAATTAGGTGTACCACTTGTAGTTGCGGCAACCGCAAGATAGACAATGATTTTTGAAGCACCTGCATCATAGAATGCAATGAGAGATGGGTCAAGCGGAACACCGAGCGTAGCATCATTCAGATACGGAAATGTACGTATGGGCTGAACCATCGTTGCAGCGGCACCTGTTGGAGTTGATACTCTTGATGCGGTTACAGCGCCTGCAATTGCCTGAACATCGGCCGCCGTGCAGGTTGAACCTTGAGGGAGGGCTTCAGTTGCAAGTGTAGTTGTTGCTGCGGTTGCAGAGGTGGCTGCCGCTGCCGCAGCACTCGCTGCAGTTCCAGAACCTGCAGTTGTCTTGTATGCAAGTACATACTTCATGTTTGTATCAGCAGTAGGAATGGTGGCAATCACTTTAGTATCAAAAAAGAGACTGAAATTCTTTGTCGGAAGTGTCTTTGTTGCGGCAGTATCTACAAATAAGTTCGCAGGATCCGAATCTGACCAAGAATAGGTCCAATCGGATTGAGGAATATGAACGAGAGCATTTGGCGTTGAGCCAAAGTCAAAGATGGGATAGATTGTGTAGTTAATAATAACAACAACGAGAGCCAAGATAAAAACAACCATGAGCCCCCAGATTAGATATGGTGTTACAGATGCAATGAATCCTTCGCCTGTGTTCGCCGTAAAGGAGACTGACGGAGGTGCGATATAACGACTTGTCATCGCAAGGGCATTGCGAATCTTTTGAGCATAGTCTTCAGTACTCATTCCCCTTCTTCTTTATGATGTTTTCTTGTTTTTCCAGAAAACTTTGACTTGGCCTTGGCTAAATCACCCTTCTTGGGGTCGAACTTGATGCGCTTGTAGTACTTGCGCGTCTGCCCCTCATCGCATTGACGGAGTTTATCACGGAGATAACAGACAAAGGAGATTCGTGTAAAGTTTTTGTTTGTACCAAAGGTTCCAGTCGTCGGGTCATCCTTGTAGATATCTGGAAGCGCCTTATTCTTCTTGGCCTGCTCAGGTGTCTCACTTAGTTCTGTATTACAGTGCCATTGATGTACATCCATGGCCAAGAAATCGCCCGTGCGAATGTTAAATCCAATACCGTATTGTGGAAAGAGTGTATATCCGCCAGAATAGTCTCCACGCTCAATCACGGAGAGATTGCCAAATCCGTCCATAAAATCACCTGCATCGCAATGCAAGGCTGTACGGAAGTTGCGATTTAACGTCACTGAACTGAAGCATGTATTCTCAATACGGTACATGGCTTTCTTAGAGGCGGCTGCATACTGTTTCTTATGCGCTTCGGGCACTAACTGTTTAAATTTATCATCAACGGCTTCGATGAACGGAATACCGTGCCTGTACTGTTTGAAGAATCGCTGAGTATAACTTGTAAGACGGCACGGAAGTCCCATGAAGGGTGTCTTTTCAAAGAAACCGAGCACACTGCTCATTACATTGTTGTTTACACGCATCTTGCTGACCTTACCATCCTGTATGTACTTCGCCGACCACTTTGTAATTTCTGTAGGATTGCGTTTCTTCCAGTAGGCTGATTTTGTATCAATGGGTCCTGCTGCAGCACCGCGATTCCGACTGGCGGCGGCCGTTTGATAGAATCCTTCCCAGCCGATGCGAATTTCATCCGGTGAAAATACATTTTTGCGGAATTTTGCAAGCAGACGCTTTTCGCCCGTTTCAGGATCAGTGCGATAGACATCCACATCTTCAGATAAAATTGTCTTCACTTCTTTTTCAGTAAAATAGGTCCCCTCACGTGCCTTGATTTCATCGTTGGTCATGACATCTTTTACGTGAAGTTCCTTCACAGTTTTTTTCACAGGGTGCGTTTTTCCGGAAGGGATTTTGAGTCCCTCATAGATCTCTTCTGGAAATGAGTCACTCATTTACTTAGTGTACAGATAAACTACACCTGCAAAGACGGCTACTGTTGCTACCCCTACACCGAGTCCCTGTGCAAAGGAGCGGTAGTCAATCTCTTCAAAGTCAATGTGGGTTACAGTTGGATTTTTTCCACGAGCACCGAGACGACGGTAGAACTGGATTGCATCATATTCTGAAAACTCAGGCTTCTTGAGTGATTTATTGACTGCATTATGGAGCGTGACCGTCCACTTGAAAAGGTCCTCGCGCGAATCGAGATGGGGTGTCAGGGGATAGAGTTCAAGATGTTTTACAAAGTGTTCGCGGCAGATTGGGCACGGAATCATAACACCGAGGCTCTCATAAAATTCCTTCGCGGCCTTCTTTTGCGCATAGGTCGGCTTGTTTGAATATCCAAGTGCACTTATGTGAATTGTATGCCAGAAAAAAGGTCCCCAGACTTCGGGAGGTATTTTCATCTCTTTGCTTGCCTCAGATATTTAATTGTATAGTATTTCCCCCAGGTCTAAGGATTCGAGCCGTATCATAAAATAAGTTGGTATGCGACAGGCCCGCTCAGGCTGTTCAAATTGTGGCGGAAATCATGGATACAGACAATGCATGGCGCCTATTACAAGCCATGGTGTCATTGCAATTCGCGTACGCGGAGGATGGAATCCGTCAAAAGTTCTTGCAGAGCAGGAGTCGGCGATTACAGGATTTGAGGGTGCAGGTCCAATTGAATATCTGCTGATTCAGAGGCGCGATAGCCTTGGATTTGTAGAGATGATGCGCGGAAAGTATAGTCTCACAGATTATATCTACATTATTCGGCAATTAAAGGGAATGACTGTGCGTGAACGGGAGAGATTTGTGAAACTGCCCTTTCAACAACTCTGGAACGAACTCTGGGGGGCAGATCATTCACATACGCAGTATCGGCAAGAGAAGGAGAGTAGTCGTGCAAAACTTGATGCCATTCGCGAGCATGGAATCATTAATGAAAATGGTGAGCGTGAAACACTTAGTGATATCTTTAGCAAGATTGGACCCGGTTGGGAAACGCCCGAATGGGGATTTCCGAAGGGACGACGAGACCCCTATGAATCTGAGCGCGAATGTGCGCTTCGTGAAATGTGGGAGGAGACGGGACTTCATGAGAAGGATGTTCAAATGATTGAGAATTTGGAGCCCATTCAGGAGACTTTTTTTGGATCAAATCATATTCATTACTGCCACAAGTATCGTATTGTCTATGTGAAGGAGAATGTGAAAGTGACATTTGAAAATGCAAATGAGCATATGAGACGGGAGATTGGTGACCTTGGATGGTTCCCGCTTGATGTGGCACTATCAAAGATTCGCGATGAGAATGTTGAAAAGAAGGAGGTTCTCCTACGAGTCACAACCATTCTGCGAAACTATTGTCCTCTTGTGCTTGGCGCGGGCATTGTATAAGAAGTTTCAAGTCTCTTAGTAGATGGGTGATAGTCCACTTTGGGAAGATGCGCCTGAAGAGGTGCCTGTAAGTCCAGTAGCAGAGGATGCTGCTGTTGCAAGTCCAGTTCAAGAAAACCAAGCATTTGCTCAACCTCCACAGCTTTCAGCAGTTGCAAGTCCAGTTCAAGAAAATCAAGTATCAGCCGAAGGAAGTCCTATTCTAGAAAATAATACTCCTTCTCAAGCCGCTTCTGAAAGTCCAGTTCAAGAAAATGAGAATGATTATAACTATATTAATGAAAACAAGACTCCTGCTGCTGCACAACCCATACCTGCTGCACAACCTGTTCCTCCTCAACCCAAGCCTGAAAGAAAAGGTATAACAATTCGATCAACGCCAACTGTTCAAGAATTTGATTCAGATGCTGATGAAGATAGCGAGGCCGAGTCTGAAGTATCGCTGCCGCATGAAGCAGAAAGCCCTCTTCCTGCTCTTCCTGACTTCACAGTACCTGAAGAGACTGAGTGGGAAGATCAAGATCACTGGGAGGACCTGGCAGGCCTCTATCCTGACCTCGATGACCCTCGCTTTATTGAAAAACTCATGGAAAAGCGTGAATTTGCTGAGGCTAAGCAGCCTGATATTCAATCGCAGATTGATGCGGGCGTAAATCCCTGCGATACGGAAAAGGACTTTGAACTCACGCCTGTTCAGCGATTTGTCTCCACATTTCTCTCACCCTCTACACCCTATCAAGGAGCACTTCTCTATCACGGTGTAGGTGTAGGTAAAACCTGCGCAGCCATTACAATCGCCGAAGGATATCTCGACCGCTACCCTCAAGATGAAGTCTATATTCTCGCCCCTCCAAATATTCAACCGAACTTTGAAAAGACCATTTTTGATGCACAGAGAATGACAATTGGAAAGGGGGAGGAACAGAATACGGTAAATTCTTGTACAGGTGATAAATATCTGAGCCTCACTGGAAGTCTTCTTGAGCGTGATCCGAAAATTATACAGAATCGCGTAAAGGATCTCGTAAAATCGAGATACAAGATTTTCGGCTACATTGAGTTTGCTGGCGTGATTAAGAGAATCCTTGAACGTTTTCGTCCTGACCAGGAGGAACTTGCGAATGAAGAGATTCGCAAAACCTTTAGTGGAAAAATGCTGATTATTGACGAGGCGCACAACCTACGTGACATGGTAGAAACAGAATCTGAAAATCTCGATGCACCTGGAGGTGAAGGCGAAGTCAAAGATGCAAAGGCGGGAAAAATCCTGACAGGACCACTCAAGCGAGTATTAAATGTTTCTGATGGACTTGTCCTTGTTCTGCTAACAGGTACTCCTATGTTCAATAATCACAAGGAGATTATCTCCCTGCTGAATCTCTTATTAATCAATGATAAGGTTCCCCAGGCTGACCATCTAACGGAAGCAATTTTTGACCCTAAAACTGGCATTTTAACGGCCCCAGGTGCAGCAAAACTCGGCAAAGTTGCTCAGCGCTATGTGAGTTTCATGCGAGGTGAAAATCCTCTGAGTTTTCCTACACGCCTGATGCCCGTGGCTCGCAAAGGTGGAGTCTTACCCGCACTTGAAGCATGGCCAGTTGAGGGTCCTAATGGAGAGTACTATGTAGCAAAGGACCGTGAAGGACGTGATACTGAAGGTCCTGATATTGTAGAAGAGTTCATGAAGAATAGTCTACCCATTATACCTTGTGAATTTGAAGGTGATACTGCTGCGGATTATTTCGAGCTCACAGAGAAACTCGGCAAGGATCTCGGTATTGCAACGCAGAATAAACTCATTCAAGCAGGTAATTTTATCTATCCAAAACTCTATGAAGAGACTGTCCTTGCAGAGCGCATTGAAAAGGGTGGATTTGACCTGACATTTGACAAGAGTGGAGAAGCGCAGAAACTACCTGGCCGCAGCCGAGCAAAGGATGGTACAATTCGTACACCGAATATTCAGTATGAAAATCAAATTGATGATAAAGACTGGTTACTTGAAGAGAGACTGGGTGAATTCAGCCCGAAGACAAAGTTCTTCCTTGAACAGGTGAGGCATGCAAAGGGCTGTGCATTTATCTATAGTCGATTTGTTCCTGTTGGTGCTCTGAGTATTGCGCTTGCACTCGAGGCCAATGGATACACACTGTATGGCGCTGAGCCTGGTCGTGGACTCTTGAAGGGTGGAGCACTAGGTGGATTCGGCCGACAGTGCGCCATGTGCCCTGGGAGGGAAAAGGGGCACACTGGACATCCTTTTGTACCTGCGAAATACGTACTGCTTACAGGTGTTGCCGAACTCTCTCCAAGCAATGAGACTTCCATTCAGGCACAGAGACGGCCAGATAACAAGGATGGAAGTAAAATCAAGATTGTCATCGGTTCGCAAGTGGCAGGTGAGGGTATTGACCTGAAATTTATCCGCGAGATTTATATCTTCGATAGTTGGTTTCACTTGAATAAGACGGAGCAGATTGTGGGTCGTGGCATTCGTACGTGTAGTCATGCATTGCTTCCTGAAGACGAGCGCAATTGTACTGTCTATCTACTAGCAAATGCATTCAGTGGAGATGCGGCTGATCGGGAAACAGTTGACCTCTACACCTACCGAACGGCTGTTCAAAAGGCGATTCAGGTTGGTCGTGTGTCTCGTGTTCTGAAAGAATATGGCATTGATTGTAATCTAAATCGCGAGGCCATTAGCATTACAAAACTTGCCGCAGTCCCCATGGTTGATAGTCAGGGGAATCGGCGGTCAACACGTCCTGTCATTCGAAGCGACGGTACTAAAGCGGAGATTCCACTGCGAAATGATACACCCTTCAGTGCCCTCTGTGATTGGATGGAGCGTTGCGAGAGTTTCAAATGTAAACCCTCTGTTGTAATCGATGCAGATACATCAAGTGATAAGACATACACAGAATACTCTGCAAAATGGCGCGAGCACCAACTCATTCAGAAGATGAAGAGTCTGTTTAAAACAGAGGACGGTCATCAGCAGGCATTTATCTCCATTGAAGGTCTTGAAGAGGCGCTCTTAGTGGATGATGTTCCCCAGAAGGCAATTTCAATGATGATTCATAATATCATACGAAATAAATCATTGCACTTGGAACTTTTTGGAAAACAGGGACATATTATCTATAAAAATGGATACTTCCTTTTCCAACCTGACCAACTTCACGATGAAATCATCCCACTTGCTCTGCGTGTAGCACCCTTTCCGCCAAAACGTGATGCCTATGCGACCATCGTCGATGAACCGGTGGCAAATGAAATGGTTGCTACAGCAGCAAATGAAGAGGAGCCTGAGGAGACATCTGCTCTCTGGGATGCTGTTGAAACCTGGATCGAGAATATAGATAAAAATGAAAATAAAAAGGTGATTTTTGAAATTGAAAAGGGTAAGTATGTGCCTCCACGATTTATTACAACTATTCTAAAGGAACTGTATGAAAATGATGATACTCTTCTAAAAATTGCAAAAGAGAAACTCGGCATGGTTGGATATCTATATGAAAAGGTCAAAGATGATGAGGATTGGAAGGCACTGCTACTTCAATCGGTTAAGGAGGCGATGTGGGATGAATTTCTTACAAGTTCAGAACAATTTAACTTAGTCATGTCCTGGATGGGAACAGATGAATTTGAACGAAATAAAACTCTATTTCAAGATCAATATCTGGAAAAAGATGGTAAATGGTTATTTAGAT